TAACATAGAGGCTGCACTAAAGCGTTTCTCAAACGCTAAGAAAGCCAGATCTAATTGGATTAATGTCTGGGAAGAGTGTTATGAATACGCTCTACCTCTGAGAGAGTCCTTCTTCCAGCAGGAAGCAGGCGCAGACAGAATGGATAAAATCTTTGATGAGACTGCTGTTACTGGAGTACAGGAGTTTGCGTCAAGATTGCAATACGGTCTGATCCCTAATTTTGCAAACTGGTTCCGATTCGAGCCGGGTACTGATGTACCACCCGAGCAGCGTCAGGAACTACAAGCTGAGCTTGATGAAGTCTCTGCGGCGGTAGCCGAAGTGATTAGTAACTCTAACTTCTCCCAAGAAGCTAGTGAATCTTTCCTTGATCTCGCCGTAGGCACTGGCAATATGCTGATCGAGGAAGGGGATGAGAAGAATCCGGTTAAATTTACTGCTGTACCTCTATCTCAGGTCATTCTTGACCGTGGCCCATACGGTGAAATCGACGGTGTATTCCGTGAGCGTACTGTAAAAGCCCGTGATGTTAAGGTTCTTTGGCCTAAAGCCAAGCTAGGTGATGGCCTGTCTAACAAGATCAAGGAAGATCCAGACACAGATCTGAATTTCATTGACTGTATCTACCGTGATTGGGCTGATAAGACTAAAGAATCTTATATCTATCAAGTAATCGAGGTGTCAACCAAGACTCAAGTGGCTACTGCTACCCTGTCTGGTGAAGGTTCTCGGCCTTGGGTCAACTTCCGCTGGTCAAAAGCAGCAATGGAAACCTATGGTCGCGGTCCTTTGATGAACGCCTTGCCAGCAATCAAGGTAGCTAACCTGACTGTTCAGCTTATTCTGGAGAATGCTCAGTTTGCTATCGGTGGTATCTGGCAGATGGATGACGATGGCTCTATGAATGTGGATAATATCGAGCTAGTACCCGGCACGATCCTCTCTGTAGACCCTAATAGTCGTGGATTGCAGGGTGTTCAGTCTCCGTCTCGGTTTGATGTAAGTCAATTGGTGCTGGATTCCATGCGGGAGAACATCAAAAAGGCTCTATATAACGAAGACTTTGGCCCTATGGACAAAACCCCAATGTCTGCAACAGAGGTTTCTGCTCGTCAGGGATCTCTTGCACAGGTAATTGGGTCTGCCTATGGTCGTCTATTGTCTGAGTTTGTTAATCCTGTAGTGATGCGCGTTGTTCATATTATGAAGAAGCGTGGAATGATCGAGCTTCCCAAGATTAATGGTCGGGAAATTCGTATTGTTGCCAAGTCTCCTCTGGCTAGAGCGCAACGCTCACAAGATATTTTGCAGTTGACCAACTTCATTGGCATGGTGACAAATACTATGGGCCAGCAAGCAGCGGCTCAGTATATCGATCCTGCTAAAGCAGTTGAGCAACTGGCAGAATGGTACGAAGTACCACAAAAACTCCTTATCAGTGATGAGAAACGGCAAGCAACTCAACGACAAATCGGAGAAAATCTTGCTACGGCAGAAGCCAACCAACCGGGCGGTGCAGCTCAAATGGCTGATGCCATGCAAAAACTTATGCCATGACGGATGAGAAAAAGAAGCGTAAATATGTAAGCCCCGATGGGGTAAATCGAAGCCACAAGATCGAGAAGCAGATCAATGAGGCTTTGGCATTAGCATTTAGCGGCGAGGCTGGCGAGTTCGCTCTTGATTACCTTAGAAGGGTAACGATAGAGCGGGTCAATGGCCCCGCCGTTGATACTAACTCCCTCCTACACATGGAGGGTCAACGATTCCTAGTTGGCGTGATCCAACAAAGAATCAATCTTGGTAAGGAGAAACTACCGTGAGTGAAGAAAACGTGCCTAGTGAGGGTGAGCCTCAAGAGATAACGCGCCCTGAATATGTCCCAGAAAAATTCTGGAATAGTGATAACAATGAAGTAAACCTAGAGGCCGCATTCAAGTCCTATGGGGAGCTTGAGTCTAAGATCGGACAGAAAGAAGATTCTCTGCGAGAGTCTATCGAGACTGATCTAAACAAATCCCGTATGGAAGGTGTACCTGATTCCGTTGATGGCTATGAGTATAAGCCACCAACTTTGGAAAATGCGCCCGAAGGATGGGAGGTTGAGATCAATGAGGAAGATTCTCTTCTTCAATGGTGGAAAGAGACTTCCCATGCACAGAAGTTGACCCAAGATCAGTATCAAGAGGGTATTCAGAAGTTCTTTGATATTACCTACTCCTTGCCTAACAAGGAAGATGCTGTTGCTGAGCTAGGTGAGAATGGTCAAGATCGTATCAATGCTGTTGATGGTTGGATGGCTAGTAATCTGACAGAGGATCAGTACAACGCGGTGGCTGAGTTTGCTACTTCTGCTGCTGCAATTGATGTTCTGGAGACTCTGATTGGTAAGACAGGGGAACCTGATCTGGCTAGTTTTGGTAATCAAGCACCAACTGGTGAGGTATCGGAAGAGAAGATTCGGGAGATGATGAACGATCCTCGATACTGGAAAACCGGATCTATCGACAACGATTATAAGCAAAAAGTTACTGATATGTGGGCCAAGCTCTATAGCAAATAGTTTGCATAACAGATTAAAAAGTTCTATGATCCGTTTTGATGGCCCTGTTGTAGTCAATTTCAGCCCTCCGGGACAACTGAAATTAAGCGATCAAAGGACAACCTGACTTTCGTTTAATTAATATTGGAGAGCTGAAATGGCTAATACAATTGATACTTCCTTTATTAAGCAGTTTGAGTCTGAGGTGCATCTTGCATATCAGCGCAATGGCTCAAAGCTGCTTAATACCGTTCGTAAGAAGATGGTAAAGGGTGAGTCCACTACCTTCCAGAAGATTGCTACTGCAACTGCTGGCACTAAGACTCGTAACGGTGTTGTTTCTTACAACGATCTTGCACACTCAACCGTACTCTGTACTCTGGCTGACTACTACAGTGCTGAGATGATCGATAAGTTGGACGAGCTGAAAATTCAGCATGACGAGCGTGGCGCTGCTGCTACTTCTCTGTCTGCTGCTTTGGGCCGTAAGTCTGACGATCTGATTATCTCTGCTATCTCTGATAGCGGCACTATCAACGCTACCTCTGCAACTGGTGCGCTGACTAAGGCTAAGCTGGAAGAGGTATATGAGCAGTTCGGTACTGACGATGTTCCTGATGATGGCAACCGCATTATGCTGGTTTCCCCACAGGGCTGGACTGATCTGATGGGCATTACAGAGTTTGCTAGTCGGGACTATGTACCTGAAGCGGAGCTTCCTTGGAAGGGTGCAGGTTTCTCTTCTAAGCGTTTCATGTCATTCCTGATTATGACTCACTCTGGCCTTGATGTTGCCACTAGCGTTCGTAGTTCGCTGGCTTATCACTCTTCCGCTGTTGGTCTGGGTGTAGGTCAGGACGTTTCTATGGACGTAACTTGGCAGGGTAAAGAGCAGGCTCACTTGCTCGTTGCCTCTATGTCTCAGGGTGCTTCTGTAATTGACGACGATGGTTGTTATATCGTTAAGCATACTGAAACATAAGTAGTATAGAGGGGGTAAGGTAGCGCAAAATGCCTTACTCCCTCTCCTTTATGGGGAAAAGCTAATGGGTGCTGTCAATGACATCGAGATTGCTCAGAAGGCTTGTGCCTTTGTTGGCATTTCTCCGATCACCTCTTTTACTCAGAATACAACAGAGGCCATTGTTCTTAATGGTGTGTATGATGAGATCGTAGAATCTGAATTAGCCGGGTATCCTTGGCGATTCGCAATGGCTCAACGTGAGCTAGATAGGCTAGAGGCTACTCCTACTGCTGAGTGGACTGCTGGCTACCAAATTCCTTCTGATATTCTCTTGGTTCGCAATGTTCGTGAGAACGGAGAGATTATCAAATATGATCGTTACGACGATAATATCTACTGTGATGCAGCGACTACCTCTACTGTAGTTCTTGACGGTATCTATAAGGCGGCTGAGTCTGATTGGCCTGCATACTTCCGTCTTGCTGTTGAGTATCGTCTAGCTTCTGCATTGGCTAGTGGTGTAACCATGAAAGCTGATCTTGCTGCCATGTATGATGAGAAAGCAGAGATCCAGTTGAAGAAAGCTCGTAACGTAGATAGTGGCGCTCAGACTTCACGCAAGTTGAAGATGAACCGATTGGTGAATGCGCGTGGCTAATGTTCGTACTATACAGACTAACTTTTCAGGGGGTGCATTAGATCCCTTGATGAAGGGTCGTCCTGATACCAAAATGTATAACAATGGTGCTGAAACCATTGAGAATTGGATGCAGCTTGTTCA